AGTATGTTTTAAATCCTTCTGCTAATAATTTAAATTCTTGTTTAAGTCCTACATATATTCTTTTGTGAATTGCAGACATTACACGTGAACCACGTTCAAGGAGAGCGACTGTAGTTCCAACTGCAGCTTGTTGATTCATATCTCCAACTTGCATATCAGCAATTGCTGCAAATCTTTGTCCAGCGTTAACTACGATTCCCATTAATGAAAGTAATGTTTGATCTGGTCCTTTAAAAGGCAAAGTCATAAACTGATCTTTGATGTTTCCACCAGGAGCATCTACATCTCTAAACTCTCCAGGTTGTAATGGCTGTGCATCATCTCTAACTCTAATACCACGAGACTTAAATCCTGCTGGTAAGTTTGCTAAAGTTCCAGCATCAAGAAGTTGTCTTAATGCAGCTGTTGCAGTTCTAGTTAAACCACCAATCATATGAATTAAACCAAAACCATAAAAACCAGTTCCAGGTAAAAATTTAAATTGTACAAAGTAATTTACTTTTCT